ATTAATGTATCTATATGTGTATCTAATTCACTAGTGTATATATTTAACTGAAAAAATACCTAGCTTTAGTGATTTGCTCAATATCCAGATTACCTTTTGCAGGTAATGGTGGAATTTTATGTCTTTTTTTCTCGGGAATTAATGCTGTAATTTGGTCTTTAAAATGTTCTAACGGATCCATCTCAGTATACATTTGTATAAAAGCTGATCTAGTACATTCATTAAGTTTATCCATATCACAAGGTAGTGTTGCGTATGAATCGTGAACCATACCAAAATCTTTAACACCTTTTTGTAAACAATGATCAATCGTTAAGAACATGTGTGTAGCATCGAGTGCGTGTACGAAGTTCGGCGAGATCCCATTAGCTTGTTTACGTTTATTAATTTTATCTGTATTAGATCTTATTCTTATTCGACCCATCATTTTAGTTTTTACAATCATATCTTTTTGAGAATAATATGCTTGCTTGACAGGAAAGCCTAAAGGTGTGGTCCAGTGCACAGGAGTTTTAGTTGCTGCACAAAGTCTTGCAACTTTTTGTAACCAGTCCATAGCTTCACGAGCTTTAATAACTGTGTTACCAATACTATCCCAAATAATATTAGCTAAAAATATATTTGCTTTTGGTCTATCTTTAAATGGAACTTTGTCACCTTTTTCTTCTCTATCAGAAACATATTCGTCTACAAACTCAACGCAAGAATATCTGGTCCCACCATACGGTAAAACCATAACACTTCGTTTAGTAGCTTTACGATCAATACCCCAATCAAGCCATTGTTTAGCAATTGGATCAGAAGATATTTTTAATTTTGATACAACTGTGTCAGCTACAACTTGATAAATATCTGCTGGAGTTTCGTTATCAACTAAGTTAACTGCTTTACCTCCAACTTCATCTCTAAGTATAGCTGAAAAGTTTTGAAGACCGTTACATGAACCATCAATATTACATGGTAAACCAGATTCATAGCTTAAACCATAACGTAACATATTTTCAAATTCAAATGTAGCTGCAAGGAATTGCCAAGGTTTATCTGCTTTCTCCCAAAATGAAGTTTTAAATGGATCTCTAGCTGATGCTACAATCGCATCTTTATTATTATGAACCCATTTAATTCTATCATCTAATGATATTTTATCTTGACCATAAGTATTAGCTAGCTGCAAAGACAAATATCTTTCGCCGACTTTACCTAAAGGTTTTTTATTAGCAAACATGTGTAAAGATTTTGCTAAGTCAGTTCCTTGTGGATTAAAATATCCTGTTACATAATAAAATCTATCTCTAAAACAAAGCCTACCTGCATGATGTATTCTGTCTTCATCAACAAACTTATCAGCTATATAAATTGTATTAGCTTCAGCAAGTCGTTTAGATCTTAGCTTTTGATTTTGAGTATAAGCAATTGCCATTTCAGCTTTCCACTCAATAAAAGCTTTTAATTCACTTTCAGTTTTATTTTTATTATTTATGCTTGGTGGTTTGTTTGGCATATCCATTAATTTAGATGTTATTAATCCACCACGATTTCTGCTATCGTCATTAAATACAGTCTTAGCTACATTTAATATTTCTCTATTAACTTTCCAAGGTGTGTCTTGTATAGTGTTTAAACCATTGTAAACTCCAGGCATATCGTAGTTTTTAAGCTCTTCAATATAAGTTCTATGACTAGTAATATTATTACCTGTAACTAAAAACATTGGCTCAATATGTTTACTTATATAACCACCACCAATACTTGTTTTCCATTTACGAGGTTTACAAAGTAACGGATAAAATTCAGGGTCGAAAAACTGATTAAAGTCTCTTACATTTTTAATCCACTCTAAAGTTTTATCGGTCGCTGTAAGTACATTATAAGCTCTTTTTCTTTTAAATATTTTTTCAACTTGTACTAATCCAGTTGCTTCAATAAATAATGATATTAATAATTCTCCAACAAGCAGCTTATCTCTTACAGGCCATTTATCCCATTCAAAGCCTGTCCTTTTAGAACTTAATAATAATTTCCAACGTCTATATTCATAGTGATTAGATCGTTTATCTAAATCTTTATTAATACTATCAAACAAAATTTTATTAGTTTGACTAAATCCTTGAAAATATAATTCATCTTCAATTTTACTACCAAGTGATATTGCTTGTGCTGTAAATTTTCTAACAGTAGTAACACTATCAATAATCTTTTTAGCTGCAATAACAGCTATCAATTTTGAGTCTAATTGATCTAAGTATTTCTTAGCTACAAATTTTGGACCTCTATTATTTTCATTTAAAAAGTTTTGTATAACGACCTCATATTTATCAATACTAGCTTTTAATAACTTTTTGCCATGAGTAGTCATACTCTCACGTTCTTTATCAATTGATTTGTTTTCTCTACTTGTCGTTCTTTTACCGCCTCGATTTCTCATCTCAGCTTCGTTTTCTATTTGTCTTTCAATTAATTTTTTGTAGTCACTTATACCGGTCACCATTTTGCCTCCGTTGTTGTATTAGTTACACTAGTGAATACTTACCTTTTTAAACAGTTATTACATAGCAGCGCACTGCTATACACTGGTGTAAATATCCATCAGCTAGATTTTAAGTCTGTTGTTGTTGTTAAATAAGTCATAGATTAACAAACTTTTAATCAAAACCCTATGACTTTTGCCACTTGGTCACTGCTTTGGTCACTAGTATTTTCTAAAGCTTTACGAGCTTCAGTTTTATTTCGTGGTGCCAAATGTGCATATCTAAGTGTCATCTTAATTGTTTTATGTCCCATAAGTTCTTGTATTACTGTTATTCCAATACCTGCTTGTACTAATCTTGATGCAAATGTATGTCTAGTACAATGAAAAGTAAATTGTTTATCGTCTTGTAAACCTAATTTAATCTTACCAAAATTCCAAGCTTTTCTTAAATGCTCATCTGATATATTTGCAAACGGATAACGACCTCGCCTTGCAAGTATTTTAAGTGCTCTATCAGTTAATTCAATATATCTAGGAAACGGTGCTTTAGCTTTAGTAGTCATTATAGTAAGCATACGTCCATCAATATCTCGTTCTTGATCTATTCTTTTAAGCTCAGATTTACGACCACCACAATCATTACCAAATGCTGCTAAATCACCAACATCATAGTATCGTTCAGAATACAATGCTGCTAAAAATCTATTTTCTTCTTCACGCTTAAAATATCTTATTCGACCTTGACCTTCAATAAACCATTCAATTTCAGGTTTTGATTTTATATAGTTTCTTTTTTTAGCATGACTTAATATTTTAGATAATGCTGCTAATTTTCTATTACATGTACTATCTGCATTACCATCTGATTTCCAGTCTTCAATTAAATTGTCAATTACTTCTTCATCAATTGTAGTTACTTTTTTGTGTATACCTATTTGATTAACAATGTTTTTAGCTGTTCTTAAACCACACGGATCTTTCCATTTGTGTTGCATCTGCGTAAATATTGCATGAATGGATAGATCTTTACGCGCTAAATCAAGCTCCTTACAAATATGAAGCCAACTTTTGCCTTCATTTAAACCTTTCTCACAATGCGCTTCAGCTGCTTTAGCATCAGTTACATCACCAAGTATTTGAGTTCTATATCTTTTGCCTTTGTGAGTAATATCTAATTGAAAACCTTTATTTCTTTGTCTATAAGCCATATATTACCTTTCTAAAATTTGGCCTCATGCTGAAATTGGTAGACAGTCACGACTTAAAATCGTGTGGATTTTATCCGTCCCAGTTCGAGTCTGGGTGAGGCCACCATCTCGCATTTGACCTGTTTGTATTTGTAAACGACAACTAGCACAGTAATATCTTTTTTCGTGTATGACATGCGCAGCTGTCTGTTTACAATTACAACACATTTTTATTTTACCCATATATTTTCTAACGAATTATAAAACTGTTTACCTTTTGGTGTTAAGTAAACAAGCTTTCGTCTTCGTTCCATTGGATCTTCTCTTGATGCTAGTAAGTTTGGACCTTTAACTTTTTTTCTAGTCCAATCAGTAAAGAAAGCTACGTTACGGCTGCAGCTTGCCTGACTTACTCCTAGTGTTTCTGAAAGATCTGCCATTGGTACTTTATCTTTTTTATTCATAGCTATTGCTAAGAATGTTTGAACTGTCTGAGCTTGTATCTCATTATCTAATTTTCTAAACTCAGCCATAAATTTGAACATTGCTGTTCCTGGTATTTTATGTATTAACTCTTTCATTGTTTTGCCCTTCGTTAATTAAAATTAATTTTGTTATAAACATTTTAATTTAATAAAGGTGGTGCATTGTTTAAATTATCAATCCAACCATTTTGGCTTCCCATTGGCATAGAAGTTTTTTTTGTACTTGCTTTAAACCAATATTTTACACTTGGTGGAAGAAATCTTAATCTTGCACCAACTTTATTTGTTGTTGTTGTTCTATACACTATTTTTGCCCTTAAAATTAATTGTTTTACCGAGATCGATATAGTTTTGTTCTAAAGTTTGTAAAGAAGTTAATTTATAAATTTTACAACCACTTATAAAATCACTTGCCATTACAGCTGCAATACATTGATCAGCTTTTTCTTGACTTGGATATACAATAACAACTGCCGAATCAAATTGAGAGTCTAACGATATTCCATTTCTGCAAAGATACTCACCACCAAATGATTTATTTATTTTTTTAAATTCTATTATTTGATCTGCTTGAGTTTTTTGACTTAGATGTCGTTTAAAGTTTGAGCTTAATTGACTTAATATTAATAATTTACACATTTTGCCTCCTGTTTATAAGTTTGTATTAGATTTATCCTTGTTTGTAAACCTTGCACTGAAGAAAGTATTACACACACACGATGGACAATTTATGCTGCCTGACGATGTATTGATATAATGGTTTCCCTTGCAAGTTGTACAGATTTCTTCTTTAGCTGCTTGTTCAGCTTTTTTCTTTTGTTGATATATTCGATCTTTATTAGCTGAATGCAAATAAAAATGAGCTTCGTTTAGTTCAGCCATTATAGACCTCCAAAATTATTATAATAACAAGCATCATTCATTAAACAAACGAACCATGTTAATCCCCAGAAAAATCCAATAGTAGCAAGTACACCTATTATTGAACCTATTGCTTTTAATGTTTCCATAATTTACCTTTCAATGTGTATTGTTTGCATAAGTGTATGATTTAAGAGACAAGAAAGCATTAAAGCTGCCTTGTAGAGCAACTTGCTTTCTTGCCTCAACACACACTGTACATTTTTTGTTTTGAAATTATTATTTAACAACGGTTTATTGCTGCTCACTATATTAACTAACAAAAGGAGCATAACCTTGTGAGCATTAGGTAGTAATAATTTCATAATGTTGCTACCATAATTCATTAATTTTTGTTTTGATGTTTGGTTAGGTCTATTGATCTGGTTGACCCTGCTTTGTAATTGTTAGGATAATGTTTTCCAGGCATCTCACAATTAAGCAACCAGATATAATTAGGATTAAGCATTTTAAACAAATCAGCTGTTGCATCTTTGTAACTGTAAGCTTTAATGTTAAACTTAAATTCTTCTTTATTGATTGTATGACCAAAAAATCTATATTTTAAAAGATTCTTATCGATTCGTTTGCTAACAATGTTTAGCTCTACTGTTTTAATATCATTCATAAGTTATATGCTCCGGTACAACTATCGACACATCGACCTCGTATTTCTTACCGTTGTCGCCATCAATGTTTATTGTTGATTTATTGATTTGAGTTATTACACCGTATGTATTGTATTTATTTATGCGTACAGTTTGACCTACGGTAAACTCAGTTAAGTTCAATGTATCATTTGCCATAGTGAAAACCTTACACTAGTGTAAAGAATAAAAGAACCTAGATGTGTCCCTATTTAATGTGCATAGTTGTCACAGCCCTCAGCTATTGATTTTGCTTAAGGTATACAGCACCAGTTTTGGTTTTGATTAACAACGAATTTGCTTACGGTATATATGAGAGAATTTTGAGCTCAGCTATTTACAAACTGAGCTCAATTTTGATAGATTTCTAAACTTTTAATTGTTTCATTACTTGGTCGATATACTTCTTCTCAGCATTTCTCGCATCTATCTCCCAAGGCAAGTTCATATATTTTTTATGATTCTGAGATGGTTTATACTTACGAATTGAAGTCTCTACTTTTTGAGATTCAACATCAGATATAAGACCTTTTTTATCTCTTTCTTTTTTAGTTGTTTTCCATTCAGTCCAAACTTGATAATTTTTCTTTTTTGGATCGAACTTCAACATTCCAGTCTCATATTGTAACGCGTGTTGGCACTCGTGTATGATAGTTGAAACAATACTTTTGATGTTCTTTGAACGAATATCAATCGCAACTTCTTTTCTACCATCAGCATAAAATCCAATAGTATTTCCTCTAATATTTCTAATAAAGAAATTTAACTTATCAGACTTTAGACCCATTATTTTTTTAGTTACATCATAAGCTTTAATGAAAGTATCTATATTTTTAAAATAGAACTCTCTTAAGTTTTTAAAGTCACGATTAACTGAACCAGTAACAAATAAGTCCTTTCGATCTTCCTTAATTGGTACGTACTTAGGCATTTTTACTCCTTTTGTTTTTAGTTTTACTTAAGGTATTCTCAAGCAGATTTATCATTTTAAATAAATCTCAAAGCGCACTTTGAAATGCGCTTTAAGTCTTATTTAAAGTTCTTCAGAATCAAATTCAGACAAATGTATTTCTTCATCTGTCCAATTTTCTAATTGCAATTGATTTTCAGCTTCTTTTAAAGTTAAAGCTTTGATTGTTTGATAATCAACAATTGTTTGCGTTCTAGTAAATCTAAAAGTTTTAAGTTTATGTAAAGATTTAGATTTAAAATTATTAAAAGAACTTCTTAAAGTTGATTGATAACGCTCTTCGTGTTCAGATATTAAATTAACTTCACAATGCTCTTGAATGTAGTCAATAATCAAATCTGGATTATTTTGTCCGAAACGATCAAAGCTTATTACATAATTTTCATTATGATCACTTAAATTAAATATAAGATAATTTCCTAAACTATCTTTAATGTAATTAACTTTTTGATTAATATCATTAATGTGGTTTATTTTAACTTCAACTATTCCATTAATTGAATCAGTATCTCCGAGAGATCTTATTTTAGTTAAAGCTTTAAGTTCATCTAAATGTATAAAAGATGAAATTGCATAATTTGTGCTCATTTTTTACCTTTCGTTAGTTTGTTTCGATTTATCTTTTAAATAAATCTCAAAGTGCACTTTTAAATGCACTTTAAGTCTTATTTATTAAGATGATTAAAAGTAACTTCTTTAACTTTATCGAAAAAATTAGTTGAACAGATGTGTTCAAGATCATCATGTTCATTAATAATTTTATTAATAACAAATTTATATTTTTGATTTTCCGCAATCATCTCTTCAGTGTGAATATCAATTAAAAAAATCTTCAACTTTCCTTCAATTTCATAAGAAGGTGCAAGATCATGATGATAAGACGAATTTACATATCCGAGCTTTTTAAGTTCTTCGATATCACAATTAAGATTGTAATTTTCGTTATTGTGCCATTTTACTATTGTATTTTTCATTTTGTTCCTTTCGTTTCGATAATGTAATTAATACATAAGTGAATATATAAACACACAACAACGATTGAGCACTATTGTCACACCTTAGTTCTTTATGATTATTCTAAAGAAGATTAAAATAAGCTCAAATTTGGTCCACACATCACATCACAACTAATTGATTAAGTTGATCTCTGTGTATCTCTGTTGATCTTATTTTGTCACTTTTGATCTATTTTGAGCTTTGAGTTGATTTCTTATTATCTTGAAGTAATTGATTGATATTGATTTGAGTTGATTTGAAGTGATCTGAATGATCGAACTTGAATTGATTTGAAGTGAGCTTTGAGTTTGTTTTGAGTTCATTATTAAAATGAGTTTAAAAAAATAGATAAGACCATACGAGAAGAGTGAGCACAAACAAACAAAATTCGTTTAAGGTACGAATAATAAGATCAATAGAGTTTATATCCATTGTAAATATAGAGTAGACAACAACAACTAACATTTTAAGTCACAAATAAAGTGACTACGCGTGAAATAAAGTACACACACACCACTAGAAATAATGATGGGGACACGCGGGTGCGGGGTACATCGATAACCCTCTTAGATTTTTCTACCAAATATTTGCTATGTACACTTACAAAGCTTGACATCAAGCTGAGCCAGCAGCCACTCTTTCAAGTTACTACGAGTCCATATCTCAGTCCATAAGTTTGCGTAAGCTGTAACTCTAATCTCTTCATCAGCATCGTCTAATGAGCAAGCATATTCGACATGATGGTTGAGCTCATGCATCACTAAGTTCAAAGCTACTGGTCCACCTTTTTCTATTATAGTCTTATCTAAGTAAATAATAGATGGTGGTCCTGCAACATAACTACCTAACTGATCACCTACATTTGTAGACAATATAGTATCTAGCTGTATAAATTCTATAGTCTGATAACCTATTATAGTTGATTGTGGTAATGCTGCTGCTGTATTGCTCATAGTTCTTTAGTGTTCCTCTTAGTTACTTATAGTTAGACTTAGTATAGACTAAGTATTTGACCCACAGTACACCGATACGTGTACCTATTAATTTTAAACCTTTAGAGCATTAAATCCACTCATGCATAGGTTTTATCGCGTCTGGTGTTTGTTGTCTCTCTAGTGCTCTCTATGGGCGTTCTAGAGCCATTAAATCCATGATCTTTTATTAGGTTTTAAACCTATAGCTGACTCCATAAAATTATCAAGTTCTATAGCTAATCTTTCGTCTTTAGCGTCTCGTTCTGCAAGTATAACATCTTGTCCTAAATAATTGGTCCAATATGACACAGCCATTGCTAGTACATCAATTAAGTCATCATGTTTTAAACACGATCTATCTCTAGTTAATCTACTCATTTGATAGAATAGCTGATGCTGCATATCAAGCTCATAGTCTTTTCTAATTAACTCTTGGTCAACTACAAGTCTATGCGAGTTAAATACTGGTTCTAAAGTATCTATAATTCTTTTTTCTTTTTGAACTGAACTTCTAGTTTCTTCAATAGTACACGGGTGAATACGTGCTAATATTGGTTCTAGTAATCTATTAAACATACCGTCACCAAAGTTACTTTCAATTGTTATATAAGATACATCATTAGTTTTAGCAGCGTTTGCTAAGTCTACTAAAGTTTTTTCTTCGTAACCACCTTCAAGTGAACCGACATCAGTTAAATATAAAATACCATTTAACATTTTTACGATAGCATAAGCTGTTCTATCAGCACCTCTACCTGCTGGATCGATTGACATCACTGCCCCTTGAAACGGAAAGTAATCATTTGATACATGCATTGGTGCTACGTAGTAATCACCTTTTAAACCCACATTAGGTATTTCTGGATCTAAAGCTTTAATCTGATCTAGACTATTAGCCCACTGTAATTTACCTGGAGCTTCTTTCCAAGATGAAACACCTGACATAATAATTAAATCATTAAGTTTAAGTGGATATTTATTTACATCAGATAAAGTTGTATCTAACATAAATTGTAGTGAAAAACCTGAACGTCCATAAGATGCTTCACGTTCCATTAAGTCTACATCGTCAAATCTATCTGGATCTAAAGCTTGACCAGGTTTTAAATTTTCTTTATTTTCTATAACACTCTTAGCTAATTTTTTGCCATAATTTAATATAGCTTTATTTTCAGGAAATCTTGCAGGCCAAATCTGAGTTGTAAAACCTCTTTCCTCTAATTGATTATAAATTGATAATTCTGTTTGTGGTGTTCCTAAGAATATAACTCTACCTACTTCAGGTTTAATAATTGAATCAAACTCTTTAACTGTTTCAGATAGTCTATCTCTCATTAATTGTGTTTGAGAGTTGTTAGCTGATTCAACATCATCAGCAATAATTAAGTCCGCTCTAGAACCTGTAAGTTGACTGGTAATACCCATTGATTTACAACTAGGTGCATGTGATGCTCTAGCAGGACCAACATCAAATGATACTTTACTTGATCGTTGATCTTCTCTCGGTTTTAAGTGTTCTAATATAGGTAGCTCATGAATTAATCTTTGAGTAAATGTTGAAAAATCATCTGCTCTAGTTTTAGATGCAGAGACAACTAGTATGTTTTTTTGAGGATCCATTAACCAATTCCAACAAGCAAAAGCTGAAGTAATCCAAGATTTACCTGCACCTCTAAAAGCTTGTACACATGAACGTTTTGGACCATATTGTAAAAAGTCCGCCATATCATATTGTATTTTAGTTGGTGGTGGTAATTGTAAATGTTTCCAAGCTAAATATAAAAAGTTCTTAAAAATTTTTAACTTAGCAGGTACCATTATATTTTCCTATCTTCGTTATCAAAAGGTAAATCACTAACAATATCTATATCGTTATTTGACTGAATACCTGTTCCATAAGTTTTACAAACATCTAAACAAACTTTCATTTCTGATGCTGATAGGTCTTCACCTGATTTTAATTTTGTGTGCGCTTGTGTTATAAGCATATCTACTATTTCATTTGCTTTATCTTTAGTAGTTAGCTCTTTTTGTTTTTCATCACTCATAATTTAATCTAAACTTGATATGCTTGTTATTTTTTTCTGACCTGAATATTCATCTATAATAACAGTTGCATTAACTTTTGCGCATTGGTATTTTGCGTTGCTTGAACGTTCTGCAATACGTTTCATTTTTAAACACGAAGCCATTTTTTGATCTTGTATATATAAGTGTTCTTTTAAAACTGAAGGTTCGCCAAGGAACATTAATAAACTAATGACTATTTCCATTTTCTCTTACCTTATCTTTTAAAGATTCAATATCAGCTAAAGCTTTATCTAGTTGTTTTTCAACGTGCTCTAACATAACTTGATTGTGAATATTTTTATCTAACAACTCTTGGTGTTTTTCAGTTGTGTCGTACAAATCTTCTAATAATAAAAACTGTTCTTTATCAGTTGTGGTTTGCTCTGATTTTTTAAGTAGATCAGAGTTCATTAATTCTCTAGATGTTTCTAAAGATTGTATTCTAGAAGTTAGTTCTGTATAAGCAAAAATTCCCATACTGACACCAATAATTATTCCAATCATATTCTTAATTGGCATAGCTACTGATGTATTTTCTGATACTTTCATTTACGCTTTTTCTTTTTCTTTTTTAATTCTTGTCCAACATCAAATGTTACAACATCGTTAATTTTTTCTGCTAAGTCATCAAAGTAACCAAGAACTTTTAAAAAAATCTTATCTATAAAATTCATTTTTTACCTTTAAATATTTGTGTTCCTTTAATTCCATAAATACTTGCTACAACTAAAATCCACAAATTTGTAAACCATGATGGCAGTTGCTGAAACTGCTCAAAAAACATTTTGATTTTTTCTGATGCTGCTGGATCGTCACTAAATACTCCATACGCAATTACCAAAATTGGCAAAGTTAAAATTACCAAAACCGCTTCGTCTTTCCAATCTGATTGACGAGCTTCTAATAATTTTCCACTATACTCAAGTTCACCATTAGCCATTTTTTCTGCATGCTTTGCTTGAGCATTGGCCATCATCATTTTAGTTTCTTGTTTCTTTTTGTAGATATGACTACCAGCATTTAATGCTAATTTTATTGCACTTAACCACATTATAATTGACAACCTTTCATTATTTCACATAGAGCTAGTGCTCTGCTTGGTGTTTGTTGATACCAATTACTGTCAAGCATTTCATCACCTGCAGCAACATAGTCACCATCTGCTAAATAAGCCCACATGTTTTTAAATTTACTTACGCCGGTTTTACCTAGCTGAAAGCACATCTCTATAATTACTTCTTCTGCTTGTGGTAAAAGTGGATCGTTACCTATTAATTCTTTAGCTCCATCTACAGCTTTTTGAAAATCAACATCAAAAACCTTATCAAGTTCTTCTTTAGTATACTCAACACCTTCAACAAAGTTATCGGTAGGTAATACCAAATGGCCATAACCGATAGTAGCGAAACCAAGACTATCGGAATAGACAGAACGCCTAAACCCTTCATGTTGCTTAATTCTTTCTTTAAGTTGTGTATACATAGTTTTTGAGTCCTTTTAATTACAGTAAAAATAAACACACAGACCAAATTACAAATAAGCTAAAAGCTAATTTGTTTGTATCTGCCCAATATATTTTTGCTTTATTAATCCATGTACTAGGTGTGTAGCCGTATATCATCATGTTGGTTCTCCTTCTGTTTGTAATTCTTTGCATTCAAATTTGATTACTATTTTTTGTTCTTCAAAATCAGGTATATCCCACTCTGGTAATTCTTTTAAATTTCTAAAAGTTTTTTGTGCAATTGCATATCCTGCATCAGTACAATTATAATGTGATGTAAATTGATAACCTGAAATAGAACTAGATGGACACTGTCCAGTGCTCATGCTGCACATATATAGTATTAAAATGTATTTCATTATTTTTTATGTTGTCTTCTTTTTGATTTATTCATCGAAGACCATTTGATCCTACTAGGATTAGTAGCTTGACTTGTTTTTTTAGGTTTTCTTTCGTGAGGTATATAACTTTTTGCTACTTTAGCCATTATGGTAAACACCTTTCAAATTCGTCCATCTCTTCTTGCTCTTCGTGTTTAGCTTTTATTTTTTGTAGATTGTTTTGAGCTTCTGCTAGCAAATCTTCTGTATCTTCAATAAGCTCTGATATAGTCTTTTCTTTGGCCTTAGCCATTAAACTTAAAAAATCCTATAATTCCAACAATTAGTGTACCTATAGTTAAGATAACTTTTAGTCCACCCTTACCCATAGAAACATCTTGTCTTAATGATTTAATTTCTCTTTTCATTTCTTCTATGCTTTTTAGAATGTTATTCATTCGTTCAGCACAAAGTTTCTCATGGCTTGAAAGTCTAACCCCAGTAGCGACTTCGCTATACTCTTTTGGTGTTATCTTTTTTCTAGGCATTAGTAGTAATCGCCATACCATCTAACTTTATCTAATCCAAAATCGTAAGTACCACCACTACCTTCTAATCTCAATACATAGTATCTATAATAAGCAGTATTAGATAATGTGTAATCAAATGTTGCGGCTAATGAATTTGTTTCTTTTAAATTTGTTAAACCACTACTTGAAAAGCTTGATTGCATAGCATTACCACTATTAGGTGCTGAGTTAGAACCATAAAGAATAAAGTTTGCACTACCAGTTCTCCAAGTCCATTCTCCAACCATTCTTTTTAATTTAACTGTAGGATTAGCACCTAAATCCCAAGTGTACCAAATATGATTATTATTAGGCGAACCACCACTATAAATTCCAAACCAAGCATTGTTTGTGCCTGTTGCGTGAGGGTCGCCTCTTGCTGTTGACCAAAATGTGTTACCATAATTTATTTCTCCATAAGAAGATGGATTATTGTAATGTGAACGCAAACTTGTTTGATTTGAAATAATAGCTCCATTTGCAAGTGTGCCATTAGTAACTCCATTGATTGTTGAAATCGTAACTGCTGTTGATGGCGATACTGCTGTACCATTGTCCAAAGCTAATCCAACAGACGCACCATTAGTATTGCTTGTATAAACATCACTATTGTTTGGTAAGTTTGTTGCATCAAATAATAATGCGTCAGCATTTATATTATTAGTAATGATATTAAAATTTCTATCAGTAGTTTTACTTCCTGCTGTTGCTCTTGCAGTAAAGTTGGTTGTTGTATCTCCACTTACTGTTCCTGCTGTTCCAGTTATTGCACCACTTGATGACAATGAAAATCCTGCACCAGATAATGCTGATGTAGTTTCTGAATAAGTAACACTATCTCCATCTGAATCTGAAGCTGATAATTGAATAGTAGGAGATATAGCTGTTCCTTCTAAAACACTTCCAACATTACCTGCTGATGTACTCCAAGTAGGTGCGTTATCTACATTAATAACATTTTCTAATATTGCAAATTTACCAGTAGATGATGTAAATTTAATATCATAAGGTTCTTTAGAATTTACAAAACTTGATTTTGCCACTACTGCTGTTTGTTGTGTAGTTGAATTGTGTGTCGTTGTAGTAGCATTAAAAGTTGTGCCATCATTTCCTATAAAAGATATTGTTCCACCAGAACTAAAACTTGTTCCTGTGACAACAAAAGTTTGGTTTCCACCACCTGCACTATCGACTTCTGTATCATCAATACTTGATATTACTGGGTCTGGCTCTAATGAGGCTATTGCACCACTAGTTCCTACTCCTTCAAAATACCCAGTAGTAGTATTGTATCGCCATTGACCTGTAGTAGACCCTCGTTGTGCTGTAGTACCACTAGCTACTTTAGTACCTTCAGTACCAGTATCGCTTATGTTTTCAAATGAAACATCAAGTTTACTTGAAGGTATTTTATCGT